CGTCGTTCCTCCCGGAGCGCCGATCCCCGGACTTGGCGGATCAAGCTATCAGGGCGGCATTCCGTCCAAGGAACTTGGCGGCAAGAATCCTTGGTGGGATTATCAGTTCACCCGCAATACTTCCTACTCCCCGCAGCCGTCCCGCAGCACGAAGGGCGGAAAAGCCTCTGAAGGCGAGGGTCTGTCCAAGAAAGAGCTTTACAGACGGTGGGATAGGGGCATCGGAATTCCATCTCCGGGAGATCCCTCATATAATGAGTACAAGGTTTACCTGATAGACAGGGGTCAGGGGCGGTATTCATAATGGCAAAGAAAGACGCAATCGGGAACAGCGTCCCGCTCTTCACCAAGAAGAGCCGGGGCCGGAACAAGCCGGTCCATAGGCGGGGTTCCAAAAAGCTAGGCCCAAAGGACCCCAACAGGGGCGACAGAGGCAAGCACTAAGATAGCGGGGAACGTGAGCATTTGGGCAGGCGGCTCCTGTAATCGGCGGTATGCCTCTTGGAGCGGGGCTCACACTTAGGATAGAAAATGGCTACGAGCGGAACGACAACTTGGAACCCCGACATTGGGGAATTGGTCGAGGAAGCCTACGAGAGGGCTGGCCTTGAACTGCGTTCGGGGTATGACCTGAAGACTGCTCGGCGCAGCATGAACTTCCTCCTAGCGGAGTGGGCCAACAAGGGCCTGAACCTCTGGACTGTTCGTTCCGGCACCATTACTCTTGTGGCCGGTCAGAAGACCTACACGTCTGCCGACGGGCTCCCGGCTGACGCGATTGACTACATTGAGCATGTGTGCCGGACGAGCAGCGCCGGAATCAACACCGACATTTCCCTGAACAGGATCTCGGTGTCCACATACGCGAACATCCCGACCAAGGACCAGACGGGGCGTCCATACCAGATCTATGTAAACAGGGCGACAAACTCGCCACAGATTACGCTCTGGCCGGTTCCGGACTCCAACACCGTTTACACGCTCGCGTACTGGTATCTGAAGCGTATGGACGATGCTACGAACCCCGTAAGCCAGACGATTGAGATCCCATTCCGGTTCTACAATGCTCTCGTTGCCGGGCTGGCATATCACATTGCTCTCAAGAAGCCAGAGGCTTCTGACCGCGTTTCAATGCTCAAAGACCTCTATGACGAGGCGTTCCAGCTTGCCGCCGACGAGGACCGGGATCGCTCCAGCGACAGGTTCATCCCGTTTGTTGGATATGATTTCTGATGTCGTTCTATGCCTACATCCACTGTAAACCCGACGGAACGCCTTTCTATGTTGGCAAGGGCGACGAAACGCGGGTGTCGTTCAAGAAGCGTTACCACAACCGCCATCACATGAACATCCTGAACAAGTACGGCGAGGACAAGATCCTCGTGGGAAAGATGGAGTGTTCGACGGAGGATATCGCCTTCGAACTTGAGCGGGGCCTGATAAAAAGGCTTCGTAAAATGGGCGTTGGCATTGTAAACTTAACTGAAGGGGGAGATGGAGCTTCTGGTGCCGTCAGGTCCCCGGAAACAAGGGCCAAGATGGGCCGCGCACAAATGGGCAATAAAAAAGCTCTTGGCGCTGTTAGGTCTCCAGAAACGAGAGCCAAAATGTCTGCCGGTAAGCTCGGCAACAAATGGAATGTCGGTCGCAGGTACTCGCTTGAGGCTAGGCTTAAAAAATCTCGATCACTTGGGGGGACCGCCGTTGAGTGCAAAAAAGGTGAAATTGTTTTAACCTTTTTAACTGTGACTGAGGCTTGTGCAGCCCTAGGGCTTAATCTCCCAAACGTGGTAAACCACATGAAAAGGAAGTGCACAAGAAAGTCTAGGGGCATAAAAGGTTGGCACATTCGGAGGATTGACGGATGAGCGTGCCGTATGCGAAAGGTAAATTAAGTTTTGGCATGTGTGATAATTGTGGTCAGAGATACGATCTCAAAGACCTGAAAGTCCAAATCGTAGCCGGTCGTGCCACAAATCTACGCAACTGCCCCCACTGCCTCGACAAGGATCATCCTCAGTATTTCGTCGGGCGTGTGCCGATCAACGATCCGCAAGCCCTCTACAATCCCCGGCCTGACACTGCACAGGTTGTCAGCCGCGAACTCTGGGGCTGGAACCCCGTAGGAAACCCCGCTGTTTACGGCACCGGACAGGTTGGCGTGATCGGCATTTATCTCAACGGGGTGCCGAGCCCCATCACTTACTCTGGAGAACTATAATGAAGAAGATGAAGCATGGCGGCAAGGCCCGTAAGTCTCACAAGCGTATGCAGGACGGCGGAATTGCCAGCTACGGTAGCGCGTCAAATCTGAAGCCGGGTATGCAGGCCCTTGCCTCAAGCGATGCCTATATGCGCAGGCCGGGCCGTGGCAATGAGGGAATGTATCGTCCAATTGGTCGCCCGGGCCGTGGCGGCGCAACAGGCTATCAGGCTGGCGGTGGAATGACATCTGACGCTGACTCCGCTCCTATGAATCGTGGCGGCGCTATGGGTCGCCCGGGCCGTGGCGGTTCGTTCTCCGACATTCAGGGCATCATCGGTGGGGCCATGGGTCTCCCTGTCCGTGGCGGTGCCATGACTTCTGACGTTAATTCTGTTCCTATGAATCGGGGTGGCGCAATGTCTTCTATGGAGCGGGGGCTTGGTTCGCAGGTTCGTCCGGACCGTGGTGGAAGCCTGAAGCCGGGTATGCGGCCACTTGCATCAAGCGAAGCCTATATGCGCAAGCCGGGTCGTGGTGGCGGCATGACATCCGACGCCAACTCCACGCCGATGGGCCGTGGTGGCTCTATTGGTGGTGCCACAAGCTATCAGGCTGGCGGCGGAATGACATCCGATGCCGACTCAGTTCCGATGGGTCGCGGTTTCCGCAAGGGCGGTGCTGTGAAGGCCAAGAAGAATATGCGTGGTGGCGGTCTCGCCCGTAAGGGTGTCGGCATGGCCCTCGCCAAGGGTGGCCTTGCGAAGCGTGCCGGTGGTTGCGCGAAGCGCGGCGTTGGTCGCGGAAAGATGGTGTAAGCATGGCCAAGGACAAACTCACCCAAAAAGAGGCTATGACTGCCGGGGCCGACATGATCTACAATCTAAGTCAGGGCTTGGGCATGGGTACCCGTGGCCCCGGGAGGTTTGTTGATCTTCTCGGAGGTACGGGCCTTGCTATTGCTGGAACGAGCCGTGACGGAAGAACTGGCGTTCTTTTGGGTAACAAGTTCGTCCCAACAAGCGAGAACTATTACAAGGCACCCGGCGGCGGCAACGGCAACGGCAACGGCAACGACGAAGAAGACGAGGAAAAGAAGCGTAATCCTTACAAGATCAGGGATGTAAGCTTCAGCCGGAAGCTTCCGGCTGGTGCAAGTTGGAACCGGACGATGGACACTTACTTCCCGGATCGCAATCGCAAGCAAGACGGGAACGATGAGAATGACAAAAATCGTGGTCCGATCCGGCATGACGGAATGAAGAATGGCGGCCTAGTCCGTGGCGCTGGCAAGGCGCAGCGCGGGCGCGGTCGCGGAAGGATGGTTTGACCAAATGAAGTACACCTACAAGAAGATGGCATCCGGTGGCAAGGTCGGCAAGGGCTACACCACCAAGGAGCGCAAGGGTCTCCGTCGCCTCATCGAAGAGATGGCAGATCCCTATGCTGGTGATGTGACGGGCGGTAGCTCTGTCACCATCATCAAGAAGAGCAAGAAGAAGATGGCTGCTGGTGGCATTGTGAATGCTCCTGCTCGCTCTCATCGTGACATGCGGGCTGGTGCCGGTAGCGGTGTCGGTCGCCTCCAGAAGACCAAAATTCAGCGGGGTCGCTAAAATGCAGAAGCAGAACGCACGGCTCAAGGATCCGTCAGATGCAACCGTTGAAGGCGGCATGCGGCGTGGTGTAAACGTCGGGAACATGAAGATCCTGAAGAAGCCCATGAAGATGCGTGGCGGTGGTGCCGCTACGAAGGGTCTGAGGATCTCGGAGAAGCAGGGCTAACATGGCCTTCACGTATGCACAGCTTGTAGATGCGATCCATGGCTACCTTCAGGTAGACTCGAACGGTATCTCGACCACCGATATGAACACAATCATTCGGCAGGCCGAGCAGCGCATCTACTATGACGTGCAGATCCCGGTCCTCAAGAAGAACGTGACGGGCAATTTAACGGCGAACAACCGCTATCTCACGACCCCGTCCGACTATCTGGCGACCTACTCCATCGCCGTGAACAACAACGGCACATACGAGTATTTGCTCCCGAAGGAGGTTGCGTTTCTCCGTGAGGCGTATCCCTCTACATCGACGACCGGGGTTCCCCGCTACTACGCGATCTTCGACAACGACACCTTCCTGATCGGTCCTCCACCGGATTCATCTTACGAAGTCGAGCTTCACTATTTCTACGAACCGGCGTCCATCGTTGATCAGCCAGCAGGCACTTGGATTAGCGAGAATGCCGAGAATGCTCTCCTGTACGGCTGCCTATTCGAGGCTTACACGTACCTCAAGGGCGAGCAGGATCTCATTGGCCTGTACGCTGGGAAGTATAAGGAGTCGCTTGAGGCGCTCAAGATGATCGGCGAAGGCCGTAATCGTTCCGACACGTACAGAAATTCTGAACCCCGCATCACGCCGAACTGATGAACAATGGATTTGGCTCCGTAGGAGCATTTGAGGTACGGACCACGCACGAGCGGGGTTTTACCGTTGACTC